TCTAAACTTTCGGCCATGCTTTCTGGTGCCACATCGACAGCAGTGACGGAAGAAAGAACATATGACATTGGTGAAGGCGAAGCATGGAAGTTCAATATGAAGCGGATGGCTGATGAATATCAGCATGAAAGCCTTGAAAGTATTCGCAGGAATAGAAGTTATGTTGATAATGTCCTATCATCCGCCCATGAGAATGACCAGTTTAAACAGAATGTTGCAAATCAGGCATTACAAAATTCTGTGGAAACAGCTAATATGGTTAGTAAACAAGCTGTGCGGCATTCAGACATTGCCATTGACCGCCAATGGAATGTTGATGAGCAAGCAGGCTTTGTAGCAAAGATTTTGAATTCAATTCAAGACCCAGCAACTTCTGCGGCGATGGCTGTAGCAATTGCAAATGCTATGTTGAAAAAGGACTAATTTTAACAATATAACAAAAGGCTGTGGCGGTGATAGAAGGGCTTGGCATTGATCTGAATATTTTAGCTGATAACATTCTAAGCCAATACAACATTGTTGATATTGAGGAAGCACTATCAGTAGTAGACTTTGCAGATTATTTTGATGATCCTGTTGGTTTTTGTAAAGATGTTCTGAAACAGAACCTTACAGATGATGTAAAGAGGATGCTCGACTCAATAGTTGAGAATACAATAACAGTTGCTGTATCTGCAAATGCTGTTGGAAAGACACATGGAGCTGCATGTGCTTCAATCTGGTTTAAGAAATGCCGCCCTCAAGCCCAAGTAATCACCGCTACAGCCCCTCCATCAGAAAGAAATCTAAAAGCAAAACTTTGGGGTGAAATAAGAACCCAAATAAAACTCAATCCTGAAGTGTTTGAAGGAGACAAGATAACATCGCTTTATATTGAGGATGCAACAGATCCAAAAAGTTTCATTCAAGGCGTCACTATTCCTATGAGCGGATCGGTAGATGAGAGAGAAGCAAAATTTTCAGGCATACATGCTCAGAATTTACTGTTCGTTCTTGATGAGGGTGATGCAATACCTGATGAAATATATAGAGCAATAGAATCTTGTATGAGTGGTGGGTTTTCAAGGCTTCTTGTTATGTTTAATCCTAAGAGAAGACTTGGTGCTGTTTATAGAATGATACGAGATGGGAATTGTGCTACAGTGTATATGCGAGCATTTGACCACCCCAATGTTATAAGTGGAGTGGAGGGTATACTTGGAGCTGTTACAAGAGAACAAACTGTCAAGCGTATAAATGAATGGACGACTCCGCTCCACAAAGGCGATGAACGTGATGGTTCTTGTTATGATGTTCCAGACTTTCTAGTTGGGGCAGTAGCGAAAGATGGTAGGATGAATGATTATCCACCATTGCCTGCTGGGACTAGAAAGATTGAAGAGCCACAGTTTGCATATATGGTATTAGGTGAGTATCCGTTACTTTCAGCATACCAGCTAATAAATGTTGAATGGATAGCAAATGCCAGAACTCGCTGGGATGTATACTTTGCTACATATGGAAATAAGCCACCAGTAGGTGTCTCTCCAGTAGTTGGCCTTGATGCAGCAGATTTAGGTGAGGATTATAACACATTCTGTATCAGATATGGCGGATGGGTCAAAGAGATAAAAAGATGGCATGGCATGGATATACAGCAGTCTGCTAAAAGAGCAGCTATACTTTACCATGAGATTGAATGTGAAGAGGCAAATGTTGATGCTACAGGAGTTGGTGCTGGCATAGCACCTAATATGAATTTAACATATAGGCTAAAGTGTCCAGTTTGTGGATTTGTTGTAACTGAGCCAAGTAGCCGTGATATGAAGTGTAAGCATAAAAGCGATGATGGCGTTGTAACCGAATCAATCATGACTGCTCATTATTGTAATGCTAAAAGGATTATGGTAGCATCAAAGCCTACTGAGAAATCTGAAATGGGTGAATTCATGAGCCTTAGAGATCAACTTTGGTGGTCAGTAAGAGAATGGCTAAGAGCTGATCCAGGTGCAATGCTTCCGCCTAATGAGAGACTGGTTGAGGAATTGACTGTTCCTGAGTATGAAATAGCAAGTGGTAAAGTAAAGGTCATGGATAAAAATCAGATGAGAAAAGAGTTAGGAAGAAGTCCAGATGACGCCGATGCTCTTTGTTTAACATTTGCTAAGGGGTTAGCTAGGCCACGTGCGAGGATCATATGAAAATTTTTGGTCTTGAAATAAGCAAAGCAAAGAAACCAGTTGGTAGAAATAAGCTAATACCTAATCTGCTATGGCCTTGGTCTTATAATACAGGGTTGACGCCAGAGAGTGATTATGGCGCATTTATGGAGGCATACAGAGGATGGGTTTATGTATGTGCAAATAAAAATGCGATGTGCTGCGCATCTATACCATTAAGGCTTTATGTAGGCAAGCAGACCTCTAATCCAATAAAAAGCCACTCGACTAAAAAGGTAACAAAAGAAAGATTTGCATACATAAACAGCCAATCACACCTATCATCCCTTCCACAAGTACGCAAAGCAGTTGAAATAGAAGAAGTAACAGACCATCCTATTCTAGACTTGATGAGAAATGTAAACAATTTCATGAATTACTTCTCATTATTTGAGATGACTAATTTATTTCAAGAGCTATGTGGTAATGCATACTGGTACATACTTGAAGATAAGCTTGGTGTACCAAGGGAAATATGGGCAATGCCGCCACAGAACATGAAAGTTGTCCCTGATAAGGTTAAGTTCATAAGTGGCTATAAGTTCATAAAGGGCTTTGAGGAAATAGACTTCGCTGAAGAATCAATTATTCATTTCAAATACCCTTCGCCAACAAGTATGTATTATGGCAAAGGGCCACTTTCCGCAGTTGTAGACCCTTATAATATCCACCAAAATATAAATAGGTATGAGAATTTTGTATTCGGGAATATGGGTAGAATAGAGGGTGCGTTTGAAACAGAGAATGAGTTGAGCCAATATGAATTCGACAGACTAAAAGAAGAAATAAGGCAGACATTTAGCGGAATTGAGAATGTTGGCAAGTCTCCACTTCTTGAAAAAGGCGTTAAATATAAAACATATGGTCTTGCTCCAAGAGATCTCAGCTTTATGCAAGGCAGAAAAGCTGTTAAGGAGGAGATTGTTAATGCATATGGTCAGTCAATGGGGTTATATGACAAGGATGCTACTAGGGCAAATGCTACAGTAGCATCATTTACTCATATGAAAGATGCAGTGAAGCCAAGGCTTATAAGGATGGAAGAAAAGATCAATGAGAAATTAACGCCTAAATTCGATGATAAACTTTTTGTATCATTCGATAATCCAGTTCCTATTGATGAGGATCTCAGGTTAAAAGAAAAAGAATCCCATCTGAAGACAGGATACAGCAGCATAAATATGGAAAGAGAGCAGGACAATAGAGATAGAGTTGATTGGGGTGATATTCCAATCCTAAATAGTAACCTTATCCCACTGGGGTCAAGACCCGAAGGTGGCAATGGTAACGGCGATGGTGATGATGAACCTGTTTCACTTGAAAGTATAACAGAGGATTTAGCACTAGCCGTTTTTAACAGGTTAAGGGGCAGACAGTAATAACCATAGGAGGTAGAGATGCCTGGGTTAATCACAAGTGAAATACCAGCCAAAGACGTTGGGCTACCGAAGTGGGCAAAGGATGCGCTTAAAAAGAGTGGTCTAAAAGAATGGAAAGATGCAAGCCTTATTAGGAAAGGGATAACTCCAGAAGATACAAAATTTAAAGAGAGTGAGAGATCATCAGTTGATTACATAACAACAAAGGCAGTTGATAGAGATGGCGATATAGTTGTGCCAGGCGGTGCTGTTTTAGACCATTACAGAAACAACCCAGTAGTTTTATTTGGCCATGATTATCACTCGCTTCCAGTTGGTAAGTCGTTATGGATAAAAGCAGATGATAGAGGGCTTATATCAAAGACCCAGTACGCTAAGCATAAAAAAGCTGAGGACATTTACCAGTATAGAAAAGATGGATTCCCTATGGCTAAAAGTATAGGCTTTATCCCAATCACTTATGTAGACAAGGAAAATTTTGAAGAGCTTGATCTAAAATCATTAGACTTAAAAGAAGAAGATTTGGTTGGAGCATCGAGGGTTTACACGAAATGGCTTATGCTTGAGTATAGCGATGTTCCTGTCCCATCTAACCCTGAAGCTCTACAGCTTGCTATAAGCAAGAACATAATAACAGAGAAAGAGATAAAGCTTGCTTCTGAGAACAAGGCTTTTGTATTCAATATAATTGATGCTGAGCCTGAAGACAAAAAGATGCTTAAGGAAAGATATGGCAAAGAGATAGAGCTGATGGATGAAGAATTATCTGATTCTCAGAAAGATGTAATTGAAGATATTGAAGTAGACACATCGACAATTACTGATGTCCTTGCTACTGTTGACGATGACGGTGATGCTGAAAAATCTTCTTCAAGTGAAGATTTGCCAGAAGTAGAGCTTATAGATGAAGAGCTTACTGATGAACAGAAAGCTGTTATTGAAGACCTCAAGTTAGATGAGATAACATTTACTGGTGTATATGACCCTGATGATGATATTGAAAAATCTTCTTCAAGTGGCGATGGGCCAGAGCATGGGCCATCTATTTCGCCAAAGGAGGATGGTAAACAAGATAAGTCTATTGTTATAAATATAGCTTTCAGCGATTTTGAAAAGATATTAAATGAAACTGAAAAAGAAGGCAGGGTACTTTCAAAGAAAACACGGTCACTTATATCTGACGCTCTTGATGGTATGGATAAGGCAACAAGTGCTCTTAATGAGCTAATTGGAGAAGAAGATATAAAAGACGGTTCAGAACAAGATGAAGAAGCAGTTGAAGACAAGGTTGAAGAAGTCGTTGAAGAAAAGCAAGAAGATGTAATTAAGATAATTGAAGAAAAGAAAGAGGGTGTATGGAATTTTAGCGATGAAGAATTAAAAAGCGCAATTGCAGATGCTATTACTGATGTCCTGAGAGATCAGCTAAAAGTTGATGCTGGCGATATAGTCAAGAACCGTATTGACTTGGCAAAAGGCAAGGTTTTTTAAATTGGTACTGCATCAGATAATATTGTTATCACTTGAAGTTGATTTATGACAACTAGGTGATTAACTTATTATTAGAGATGTTGGCCTTGTAACTATCAGGATAAGAAGGAGATTTTAAAATGCCTGGATTGACAAATGAAGAATTCACAAATAAAGTGAAAGAAATAGTTGTCAACAGTGTTCAACCTCTTCTTGAGGAGCACAATAAGTCTGTCGCAGATATCCAAAGTGAAGTGGACTCAAAGATCAAAGAAATCGCTGGAGATGTTGACAGTCTTCGTCCTAAAATAGAAGTTGGTGATGACCCTATTGACAAAGATGAAAAAGGTGGGTTTGGTTCCATCAGTCATTTTGCCGCACATGTAGCAAAGGCTGATAGGAGTGGTGGCAGGAATGTCACACCTGAGCTTGCCAAATGGCTAAAGAAAGCTGCGAGCGCCACCTCACTCGTTGAAGGTGAAGATCAGTATGGCGGGTATTTGATTCCGCCTGAGTTCAGAAGTAATCTTATGCTCGCTGTAACACAAATGAATGAAATTCTGCCTAGGTGTACAGGCGTTCCTATGAAATCAACCATGATCAAGATTCCGTATGTGAATGGTTTTGATGAGTCTGGTAGCCTTGTGTATGGTGGAATTCAGTGGAAGTGGCTCGATGAGCTTGCTACAAAAACAGAGACAAGACCGAAGTTCGGCCAGATCACTCTTGAGTTGAAGAAAATTGCTGGCCTTGCTTATGCCTCAGATGAAATTCTTGAGGACTCTCCTATGAGTATGGAGAATATCTTGAGGAATGGATTCAGGGATGGCCTTAATTTTGCCCTTAACAATGTCTTTATCCGTGGGTCTGGTGCTGGACAGCCTCTTGGCGTCCTAAATGCTCCATGCTTGGTTACTGTGGCAAAAGAAACTGGACAGCTTGCGGCAACCATTATGTTTGAGAACATTGTTAATATGTACTCAAGAATCCATGATACATCTGGCGCTATATGGATTGCTAACCAGAATACACTGCCTCAGCTTGCTGCTATGTCTCTTGCTGTCGGCACAGGTGGCGCTCCTGTTTGGTTGCCTGCTGGTGGAATCTCTGGAGCACCGTATGACACACTTATGGGCAAGCCCCTTATTTGGAGCAAGCACTGCTCAACTCTGGGAACAACTGGCGATATTATTCTTGCTGATTGGTCTCAGTATCTTGTTGGTCAGAAAGCTGGACAAGGTGCGGATGGCAAGTATGACACCTCAATCCATTTGAAGTTTGATGCGGATCAGACATGTTTTAGGTTCGTGTTTAGGATTGACGGGCAACCTTGGTGGCCGACATACCTGACGCCTCCTCAGGCAACAGGTAGCACGCTTTCACCGTTTGTGGTATTGGCAACACGTAGTTAAATTAATATAAGTGCATAGGAGGTTAATATGCAAACAATAGCTCAAAACTTTGGCATTGTGAATTACTTGGCTCCTGTTGATGCAAGTGGGTCATCTTTGAGCAAGTCCAATGCTACATTTGTAAACATGAAGGGGTATAACAAAGTAACATTCATTATCAATGCTGGTGCGATGACTGAGGCTACTACGCTCATCAGTGCTTACCAGGCAAAGACAGCATCAGGAGGGTCTGTTTCTGCTACAGCCCTCCCTATTACACACTACTGGACAAATGTGGCTTCTACAAGCACAGCTCTTTTGACCAGAACAGCAGCAGCTTCAAGTGTTGTTACTGCTACGTCTGTTAATAATGCGGTCTATGTGATTGAGATGGATGCTAAGCAGCTGAATGCTACAAGCCAGTTTACACATATTGGACTTGGCATTACAGGTATTTCCGCTGGTGCTATGCTACAGGTTACAGCTATCTTGCATGACGCAAGATATTCTGCTGATCCTATGTGGTTGAACCCAGCAGCTTAATAATTAACTAGGTGGCCCCGAAAGGGGCCACCAAATACAAAAGGGGCTATATTATGTTGGTGGAAGACGAGGGCAAGACAAAAGATCTCATTGGCAGTTATTATCAAGATGTATGCAACAATGATATAATTGAGAAGTTCAGACCTTTGTTGGCTTCAGGAGGGTATAGGTTAAGGGATGAAGATGGTAAGATATGTGTTACAATTCCGTCTATGGAGTTCGATGGCCCTTGGCACCATATCGTTCACGATGCTTTCCTTGATTGCCAACGCTGGCACTCAATATTATTCAACTTTTTCAGCAGAACGCTACCTCAAGATAGAGTATTTATTCCAAGCGCTTGTCATCAATGCTGGAAAGTTGTTGTTAGGCCAAGAACATTGCTTGGTCTATTCTCATTGATGAATCTTATGATGAAGCTTCAAAGACCAAGCAAATGTGGAGCTGAGACAAGGCCATATGTACATGGCCTTTATGGTGGGTATTTTTATAACCACTCACTAAAACAAGGCGTTGAATGCTACAAGGTTGTTAGGAATGAGGTAAATGATGCATTACACCTTGGAAAGGATACATCAGTTATCTTAAAACGAGCCTGTACCGAG